CTCTTAGATGAGATTGATCTTGCATCTAACAAGATCATGTGTCTCCAACCAGTTCTTGAAGGTAATGGTATTTACATCAAGAAGATCAACCGATACATCAAGCCTGCGCCTGGATTTACAGTTATTGCAACTGCAAACACAAAAGGTAAAGGTTCAGATGATGGTCGGTTCATTGGAACTAACATCTTGAATGAAGCCTTCTTGGAAAGGTTTCCTGTAACAATGGAACAACCATATCCTGCCACTACAACTGAGAAAAAGATGGTTCTTGGTTCAATGGAAAAGTATGGTAAAGTTGATGAGAAATTTGCCACACGTTTGGTAACGTGGGCAGAAGTGATCCGTAAGTCATTTTATGATGGTGCAGTTGATGAGTTGATTTCAACTCGCCGTTTGGATCACATCATCAAGGCGTTCGCCATTTTCGGTGATCGCATGAAGGCGATTGAACTTTGTGTCAATCGTTTTGATGAGGATACCAAAGCCTCATTCTTGGATCTGTATTCCAAAGTGGATGAGGATGTTGTGGTTCCTTCAGAATCAGAAGAAGTTTCTGATCAAAATGAATCTGAAGTGCCATTCTAATCGTATAAATAGTATTAGGAGTCTGGAATCGGTCTGGACTCCTAATTCGTATCGCCTTCGGGGGTACACAATATTCATCTTGCTTAATAGGAGATAACTATGGTTATGCAAGCTCAATTTGATCCATTTCGGATCGCTAAATTCGGTATCGGTTTTGATACCACAATAGATCGGATTACATCTGATTTCTTTACTGATTCCTTTCAAGGAACTCAAAATTTTCCCCCATACAATATAATTAAACGTGATACTCTAAGTTATGACATTGAAATGGCAGTTGCTGGATTTGCAGAAGAAGATCTGGAAATAGAATACGCCGACAATGTTCTGACTGTATCATCTAAGAATAGTGACCCTTTTAAAGACAGCAAAGAGCCTGAATATGTACACAAAGGTATCTCTGCTCGTCAATTCACCAAAAAGTTCTCATTGGCAGATGATGTCATTGTAAATGATGCATCCATGAAAAATGGGATGTTGACTATCTCAATGGAGAAAGTTGTACCAGAAGGTAAAAAGAAAAGATCAATAAAAATTGTATCTGAGTAGCTTTTTATCTTGACATTTCAAACAGTCTATGAGATACTATAGACTGTTTGATTGATTAATTCTAATTATTGAAAATATTATGAAGATAACTGATTTAGTAGAAATGAATGAGGTCAAGTTAAATATGGCCCGTATTACGTGGAACTCATTAAGGGGTAACTTACATGAGTGGACGCCAGAAGTAGCAAATGCCCAGCCTCATGGTAAATTATATGAGATAAAATATTTTTTATCTCGTTTGCCTTACACCATGAAGACTGTAAATTTTGCTCATGCAACAAATGTAGTAGAACAATTTGGATATGTTTCAGCAACAATAAAAGATGAAGTTACTAAGGATCATTTTGTAGGTTCTTACAGCATAGGTGAATGTGCTTTGGATAATCCAGATGTTTATTTGGCAGATGGAAATTTAGATGCATTTTCACTTGAATTATATCCATATACATTTGTGACAAATTGGGTGACACAAAAGCAAAATAAAGAATTGAGTAATCTGAAAGGTAAAGTTTTAACTGAAGAGAAGTATACTAAGGCAAATATACAATTAGTTATTAATGGTAATATTGTTGAAAATCCAAAATTACCTCAAGCCTTTACAGATTGGGAAAACAGGAAATACTTTCCTAACAATGTTTTTCAACGTGCAGCTTAAAAAAGACTTGACATTTGAAATTTTTGTGTTATAATATAATTATAAAACAATGAGAAAGATTGTCTTTCTCGTTAGCCCAGTAACGGGCATATACAATCCTTTTCACAGGATTGTCTTCTAAATCGCTTAAACGGAGTATAACTATGTCTAAGCAACCAAAACCATCCTTAACCAATTTGGCTAAAGGAATTGGCATGAAGTTACTTTTCGATATTGAGAGGTCATTGAATGTCAATCCACCAAAATATGGTAAGGGTGTCAAATGGATAGAACGCCGAAAGGTGAAACTGTCCGATCTCATCACTAAGGATGATGAAGGAAATTCTCTCCAATCAAGAGAGAAAGAACACGTTATTCAAGATCATAATGACTTGAAAAATTCATTCATGGCCCTTGGGGTCTTGTATGATAAAGAAGTTATGGTCTGTAGACTTCGTGATGATGGACTTCTGGAACTCAATTCTGGATACAATCGTCTTTGGGTTCTCACAACAATGGGAATCACTCACTACTTTGTGGATGTAGTGACTTACGATAATCCTTACTTTGAGGCCATGTGGAAGCGAAAGTTCAATGCTTCCCAAGACCATCTTGGTAAGGGTACACCTAATACGGAAGGAACTTTACTTCTTGGTCTATCAGAGGCCAAGGCGAAAGACTCTTTCGATTGGAAATCTGATGATGCAGTCAAAGAAGCTCTGAGGTTCATGACCTCTGGTTCTAAGACTGAAGGTCAGATCACTTCACTTCTCAAGAAGTGGAGAGAAACCAATAATCCAAATCCATTTGTTCGGGGATTGAACACTCAGATGGCTAACAAGCTATCTGAACACATGGAGTTGTCTTACAAGGGTTATTGTAAGGACGCTTCTCTTGAGTGTTATGGAGAGATTGGTTACAATCGACACGATGGGGATATACGATCCAAAATCGTAGAATGGGTCAATCTTTATAACTCTAGAGGAGTTAAGATTGATGTCTATGGTTTCATCCAGCACGTTGTTGCTGATAAAATTGACAAACAACGAAAGGAGTTTGTTGATGAGTTCAATGCATCTGTTGAATGGATGAAAAAACATCTACAACCTAAGTATCACAATATTGTGAATTTGGCTGGGTTCCATGCTCAGATTAGGACTCGTAATTCAAAAGATGGGGGGCGTCCTAAAGAACGTGGAATTGTAGATGTCAATGGTAACATTATCATTGATAAAGATCCAATACTTGGTACTAAGTAAGTGATCTCTTAGGGGGGTTAGTATAAGCCCCCCTTTTTATCTTGACATTTTTATTTTATTATGACATAATATGTACAAATTTAATGAAGGTGAAATCCTCAAGGAACTCAAGGAGTATATTGACGGCACGTATGGTCAACATTACTCCTCTGGTAAGATTCAATCCACTGAGTTTATCATAGACGCTGGGCATGGTGAAGGGTTTGCCCTAGGTAATATTATCAAGTATGCCCAGCGTTATGGTAAAAAGAATGGATTTAATAAGGATGACTTGCTCAAGGTCATTCACTATGGTATCATTGCATTGAGCATTCATGAAACCCGATTCCCAAACAGGAGAATAGATTATGAAGAGAGCGACAATTAGAAAAGAAATCAATGGTAATCAAATCGTATATAAAGTAGTTGCTACAGATGGTAATATATTACCTTTAAGGTACTTTTCTAAGTTGAAAGAAGCTTGGGAATATTTAACAATCTATGAAGAGGATGATCCACATAGAGCTTGTATAATTTATCCTTATGCAAAAAAATATTTAAATAAACATTCAGAATTAAGGACTATATAATGAAAATAAGTAAATACACTATGAATATGCTGAAGAACTTTAGTGACATCAATATGTCAATTGAGGTCAAGGCTGGAAATACTTTACGAACTGTATCAGTTCAAAAAAACATACTTGCAGAATCTGCTGTCGAGGAAACATTTCCTCAAGATTTTGCAATCTATGAATTGAATAGATTCCTTGGTGCGGCATCGCTTTTTGATGATCCATCATTTGAGTTTGGAGAAAAAACAGTTAGAATTGGTGATGATAAACGTAGTATTGATTACGTCTATTGTGATCCTACAATGATTGTAACTCCACCAGAGAATAATATCAATGTTCCAGATCCAGAGGTATCATTCAAATTATCTCAGGATAATCTGTCTCAGGTTCTAAAGGCCGGTCAAGTCCTTGGTACTCCTGAGATCTCAGTTGAATCAAATGGTACTCAAATGCTTATGAAGGCATTGGATGTCAACAATGATTCATCTGATACATTCAAAATTGAATTGGGAGAAAACTCTCAAACATTCCGTTTCGTTTTCAAAATTGAAAACTTCAAAATGATTTCCAACGATTATGATGTAGAAATATCATCAAAGGGAATCGCTCGTTTCACATTCCAAGATAAAATCCAATATTGGGTTGCTACTGAATCAACATCTACATTTGGAGGCTAATATGTTAAACTTGTTTAAATACATCATATCATTTTTAATGATAATGGTTTGTTATTACATAGTCAGTCAAAACTATCCAGACCTATTCATAGGTTTGGCTCTTGGTTTCTTTGGTTGGCAGATTTTCATGAGCACCAATAGCACTGCAAAAGCATGAATAATGATATATTATGGGTGGAGAGGTATCGCCCCTCTACAGTTGAAGATTTGATTTTACCTGAAAGTATCAAGAATACTTTCAGAGATATAATTGGAGGGGATAAGATACCAAATCTTATTCTCAGTGGAAGTGCCGGCACTGGTAAGACTTCTGCAGCTATAGTATTGTGTAAGGAGTTAAAATGTGACTATATTATTATCAATGGATCTGATGAAGGTCGATTGATTGATACGCTTCGAAATAAACTTACACAATACTGTAGTTCCGTTTCGATGTCTGGTGGTAGAAAAGTTGTCATCATAGATGAGGCTGACTACATGACGCCAGATTCTGTCCAGCCTGCAATGAGAGGATTCATAGAAAAGTTTTCTTCTAATTGCTCGTTTATCTTCACTTGTAATTTCAAGAATCGGATTATCGAACCGATTCATTCAAGGTGTGCAGTCATAGATTATTCTGCATCTGATTCTCAGCAGATGTGTGCTGACTTCATGGAAAGGTGTAATTTCATTCTCAAAGAGGAAGGAATTGAGTCTGATCCAAAAGTTGTTGCAGAACTGATCATGAAGCACTTTCCCGATTTTCGTAGAGTTCTCAATGAGCTCCAACGATATTCTGTATCTGGAAAGATCGACTCTGGTATCTTGCTAAATATTAGTGATACCAATATGAATGAATTGGTTGAATCACTCAAATCCAAGAACTTCAAATCAGTTCGGGCCTGGGTGGTGAATAATCTTGACAATGACCCACAAAAGGTGTATCGTAAGATATATGATAAATTGTACGAAAAATGTGATCCCAATTCAATCCCTGCGATTATTTTGGTGATTGCAAACTATCAGTACAAGTCTGCCTTTGTGGGAGATCAAGAAATTAATCTAATGGCTTGCCTAGTGGAGATAATGTCTAATGCAAAATTCAAATAGTTACTTTCAGTATACACTTGATGAACTGAAACAGTCCTCAGATAGAAAACTCTTCAACGTAGTATCATTCTTTGCTGGTGGTGGTGGCTCTTCTTGTGGCTACAAACTTGCAGGGGGTGATATCCTCTGTGTTAATGAATTTCAGCAGGTTCATGCTGATACCTATAACGCAAACTTCCCAAAAACTCCTGTAATCGTCAAAGATATCAAATCCGTCACTGGGGCTATGATCAGAGAAAAGATCGGTGATGTTGATATTGATATATTAGATGGTAGTCCACCTTGCCCGCCTTTTTCCATGTCAGGAACCAAACGCCAAGGCTGGGGTAAGGAAAAGATGGCTTATGGTTTCAAACAGGAGCGCATTGAAGATTTGACTTTTGAACAAGTTCGATTGGTTGGTGAACTAAAACCAAAAGTCGTGGTATGTGAAAATGTCAAAGGTCTGACAATGGAGTATGCTCGTGACTATTTGAACATGATGCTCAATGAATTTGAGAAGCAAGGTTATATTATGACCTGTAAAGTTCTCAATGGCTGGAAGCATGGTGTTCCACAAAAACGAGAGAGGGTGTTTATTGTTGGGGTTCGTAATGATGTTGCCAAAAAGATTGATATGAACGAAATTACCATCGGTAGGATCTTTCCAGATCCTAATGAGAATGATAAACCAGTTATAAATGATGCAATTCGTGATCTTCAAACAGATCCAGTGAATGAGGCTGAGTCTGTTGAGTTATGTGAGATCATGAAAAAAAGTGCTAAATATAAATGGTTGAGGAGATTGGAAAAAAATCCAGAACGTGTAGTTTCAGTTGGAGATGATGTGGTTCGTCCTTGGTATAAAAAATGGATTAAACATAGAGAAAAATTAGGTAAGAATGTAGGAGAACGTGAGGTAAAAGAAAAACATTCATTTTTTCAATCTCGCAGAGTACCTTGGAATCAGGCATCTCATACTTTGTCTGAACAAGGTTTGAAAACCAGTTTAGCTGTGCATTTGCATCCTGAGAAGGATAGAGTGTATACAACCTATGAGGCAATTAGACTCATGACTCTACCAAATGACTACAAACAAACTGGATCACTAAATGACAGACTCGCAAGAATCGGATTGATGGTTGCTCCAATTTGTCTCAAGAATCTTGCTGACTCTATCTATGAAAACATATTGGAGCCTTATGGAAGTAATTAAATTAGAGAATGATTGGGGTGCAGATTCTACTGCTAATTTATGGGGTGGTAAGTTTCTGTCAGAGTCTGCTTGGGATACTATTGTATCTCCTAGTGTAGACACTTGTATTATGAAACCAAATGCATCTTTGTATGATGGTGAACCTCTTGCCTATGTGGTTTGCGATGTATATCCAGATGATGAAGTCTTTGAATGTCTCAAGACTATTGTAGATACTACAACTATGCGTGCCAATGCATCAGGCCCTATTCTTAAAGAGGATATGGATGCAAAGGGCATTACTGAATATAAACTCAGAACTCCAAATTCTTATCATGTAAAAACCAAAGATGGCAAGTGGGGAATGATTGCTTATGCAAATGAAATTCATTCTGTCATGGCTGGTTGGAAGAAGGGTAGATTTACAGGCGGTATTGAATCTTCTGGTTGGACAAAAGACAATCCAGAAAAGTTTGAAACACTCAAACAGATTGGAAAATATAATGAAATTGCATTCAATAAAGTAGATTCAATAAGATATCAAGCACAAAAAACATTTGCAGAAACTTCAATTTCACCAGATCATAGAGTGGGTATTGTAACAACCCTTTCAATGAATCGGTATAGTGATTTGGGTTTGGGGTCGAAGGGTATGTCTGCTCATGTTGATTCGGGTGATACTGAAGCTGGAATGACAACAATGTGTCATTTCAGAGATGGAAAATATACTGGTGCATATTTGTGTTTTCCCAGATATGGAGTTGCGATTGATGCTCCTCATAATTCAGTTATTATTGCAGACAGTTTAGAATATCATGGTGTGACTCCGATAAAAGGAGAGGGAACTAGATACACTTGTGTAGCATATTGTGATCGTAGATTGGCCACTATGGGCCAACTTGGTAAGACTCCCAAGAAAATTGGAAAGTATTCTGATAATGCAACATTGGGGGATTTCTTATGATTGTTATGATAGGTGGAGCTCCTTGTACTGGAAAATCTACTCTCATGAGAAGTATTCTTCAAGAATTAAGTGGAGATGATTATGCATTAATTGAACCAATGAAATTATTTCCATGCCAGATACATGGAGATATTTTGGTTATTGGTTATTATCCAAAAGGTGAGACTTTTGGGGGTACAGATAAAATATCACATGGGGCCATTCCTCATTTCAGAAAATTTATAGAACAAGAATCTCCCAAATGGAAACATATTATTGTAGAGGGTGATAGGTTCTTTCGATTGAAAGATGTAGAATGGTTGATAGAAAACTTTGATGATGCTCAAGTGTATGTACTTGAAGTCTCAAGAGAAGTAGAAGAGCAGAGACATAAGGATAGAGGTGATACCCAAAAAGAGGTATGGCTCAAAGGTAGACGCTCACAAATTGGAAATATTTTGACCAATATGTTTATTCGTGATAGAATAAAGGTTAGACAAAATAATTCAAAAGAAACTGGTGAATCACTCAAACAAGAAATATTAGAATGCCTGAACTCAAAGAATATCTAAACGCAATCAATCAGACCAAAGAAAATCTGATGGAAGATCCTTATTACGAGAAAAAATATCCAGCTTGGGTAGTGAATCATGCTCTATATTCACACTCTGATATGATCTTTCTGGTTAATGAGATGAATGTAAACAACCACTTAGACAACAAACTTCAATTCGACTTTCTCCTAAATAGTTCTAGACCAAGAAAGAGATTTGCTCCTTGGTTGAAAACTTCTAAAGTAAACAATTTAGATTTAGTAAAAGAATATTTCGGATATAGTGATCAAAAAGCACAAGAGGCTCTCACAATACTAACAGACGAAGATCTTGAACATATCCGATCCAAAATGAATAAAGGTGGAAATGCAAGGTGAATTGAATTGGGTTCCAGAAGATATGCTGGAAGTAACTCTAAACGAGCCAGATGACTTTCTGAAGGTTCGTGAGACTTTATCAAGAATTGGTGTTGCATCAAGAAAAGAACGAAAATTATATCAGTCCTGTCATCTCCTTCACAAGAAGGGGAAGTACTATGTTGTACATTTCAAGGAATTATTTGCACTTGATGGTAAGAAATCAAGTCTGACTGATAATGATATAGAAAGACGGAACACTATTGCTGGTCTTTTGAGTGATTGGGGTTTAGTTGGTCTGGTAGGTACACCAGAACCTAAAGCTCCTTTGAGTCAAATAAAAGTACTCTCCTTCAATGAGAAGGATGAGTGGATTCTTGAAACAAAATATAACATAGGAAAAAAGAAGGATGAATGATGTCAAATTAGTAAAACTAAAATCTGGTGAGGAGATAGTTGGTGATGTTACTGTAGTGGGAGACTCAGTTGCCATCGCCAATCCTTGCCAGATTATGCCCCAAGAACAAGGTCTAGGTTTCATGCCCTGGCCCCCTTTCTCAAAAAATGATAATGTGTCCATTCCATTAGATTGGACTATCTGTATTGTTGATGCAGTTGACGATGTTGTTAATGCTTGGAACTCTAAATTTGGTTCTGGTATTGTCCTTCCCAATATGCAACTTAATGGATAATAGACTTGACTTTTTGAATCCATTGAGGTACTATATGATGAAACTTGGAGATATATGGATTTTTACACTAATGTTATAGTATTCGGAAACTCTGTTCTTGTTCGAGGCATCAAGAATGGAGAACGTGTCACTACTCGCCTCAAATATAAACCTACCTTATTTGTCCCTGTCAGAAAACAAACTCAATACAGATCTCTAGATGGAAAGTTCTTGACTCCAATGGTTCAAGAGACAATCAAAGAGGCCAAGGAGTTTGTTGATCAGTACAGTAATCAGCCTGGAATGTTATATGGTTTCACTCGTTGGCCATATCAGTGGATCTCTGATAATTTTCGTGGAGAGATCCAGTGGGATATCAACAAAATTCAAGTCGTAACCATTGACATTGAGACTGAATCTGAGAATGGATTTCCTCAAGTAGATCATCCCATCGAGCGTGTCAATGCAATTACACTCAAAAACCATCAGACTAAAAAGTTTGTAGTGTTTGGTTTGCATGGGTGGAATACGGATCGTGATGATATTACCTACATTCAATGCAATACTGAAGATGAGTTGCTCCAGAGGTTTCTCAGCTTTTGGAGCTCTAATTATCCAGATGTAATCACTGGTTGGAACTCTCGTTTCTTTGACATTCCATATTTGGTGAATCGTATCAAGGTAAGACTTGGCGAGGATGAGTCCAAGAAACTTTCTCCTTGGAACTCAGTCTTTGATGCTGATGTGTTTCGTATGGGTAGAAAACATACTGCATTTGATTTGGTTGGAATCAGCCAACTTGATTATCTTGAACTGTATCAAAAATACACCTACTCTGCTCAAGAGAGTTATCGGTTGGATCACATTGGGTTTGTTGAGTTGGGTAAGGCTAAGAACACAAATCCCTATGAGACATTCCGTGAGTGGTATCAGAAAGACTATCAATCTTTCATTGACTACAACATCATGGATGTGGAACTGGTCGATGCTCTTGAAGACAAGATGAAGTTAATTGATCTGCAATTGACTATGGCATATTATGCAAAATGTAATTACAATGATGTTTATTCTCAGGTCAAGATGTGGGATATCATCATCTACAATTATCTACGTGAGAAGAATATACAGGTTCCTTTTCAAGTTCGACAAGAAAAGAAGGAGGCCTTTGTTGGTGCTTATGTAAAAGATCCACAAGTTGGATTGCATGAGTGGGTGGTAAGTTTTGACTTGAACAGTCTGTATCCTCATCTGATTATGCAGTACAATATTTCACCAGAGACAATTGTAGGTATGAGTGAGACTCATCCTGGCGTTGATGGAATGCTGTACAAGGAAACTGTCACTGATCATCTTCCAGATTTGAATCAGACAATGACTCCAAATGGTGCATTGTTTACTAGAGAGAGACATGGGTTTCTCCCTGAATTGTTGTACAGTATGTACAATGAGAGATCTGCTTTCAAGAAGAAAATGTTGCAAGCCACACAACAATACGAGAATACTAAAGATCCAAAATATCAGAATCAGATTGCATCATTGCACAACAAACAGATGGCACTCAAGATTGCACTTAACTCAGCTTATGGTGCAGTTGGTAATCAGTATTTTCGATTCTATGATATTCGTATTGCAGAGGCAGTTACCTATGGCGGTCAGTTGTCGATTCGTTGGATCGAACAGGCTCTCAATCAATATTTCAATGAGATCCTAAAAACAGAGAACGAAGACTATGTAATCGCATCAGACACAGATTCAGTCTACATCACTTTTGAAAAGTTGATCAAAAAACTAAATCCCAAAGATCCAGTAAAGTTTCTGGATCAGATTTGTACTGATAAGATCGAACCTTTCATTGATGGTAAGTATGCAGAACTTGCTGAGTATGTCAATGCATACGAACAGAAAATGGTCATGGCTCGTGAGGTCATTGCCGATAAAGGTATTTGGACTGCAAAGAAAAGGTACATACTGAATGTACATAATTCAGAGGGCGTGCAGTATGCAGAACCAAAACTGAAAATGATGGGTATCGAGGCAGTCAAGTCTTCTACTCCTCAAGTTTGTCGAGACAAGATTAAAGATGCTCTCAAACTCATCATGGTAGGAGATGAGAAAGAGTTGAACGATTTCATTCAAGACTTTCGCAAGGAGTGGATGGAAATGGATGCAGCTTCGATTGCCTTTCCTAGATCATGTAATGGTATGGATAAATGGAAATGTCGTAATGCTGTTTATCGAAAAGGTACACCAATGCACGTTAAGGGTGCATTGATTTATAATCATCAACTCAAAGTCAATAAGTTATCGTCAAAGTATCCCAAGATTATGGATGGGGAAAAGATCAAGTTTGTTCACTTGAAAGATCCAAATCCTTATCAATGTAATGCTTTTACTTTTCTTACTGATTGTCCACAAGAATTGGATATCAATAAGTATATTGATTATGATAAACAATTTGAGAAGGCATACGTTGATCCTTTGAAATTTATTACTAGTGCAATTAATTGGTATATTGATGATTCTTATGGTACACAAGCAACCCTAATGGATTTTTTCTCATGAAAAAAGAATGTATGAATTGTTGGAGTCCGTATGTAGGACGAAACAAGAAATTTTGTAGTCGTAAATGTTTTAGAGTTTTTAACAATAATAAAGGAAAATAATGGATTCGCCAGAAGTAACAAATCATAGAAAGTTTGTAGACAGTGTGACTAGTGAGGCCACAAAAGATTGTGATACGTTTATCGAAAGGTTAGATGAATTACAAGATAATCCAAAGTGGGGTGAGCCGCAAAGGTTGCTCACAGGTGCAATTGGTATCTGTTCAGAGGGTGGAGAACTTTTGGACATTGTGAAGAAACTTTTGTTTCAAGGTAAACAGCCAACTGCTGAGTTGAGAGTAAAACTCAAAGGTGAGTTGGGTGATGTGATGTGGTATGCTCAACAAGTTATGATTTCGATGGGATGGACATTGGAAGAAGTGCTTGCAGAGAATACCAGAAAATTATCTGGTAGGTATCCAGATGGTTTCGATGTTGATAAATCTGAAAATCGTGAGGGTGAATGAATCTAAGTCAATTTATAAAAGAGTCTGGAAATGAATATGCTTCCATTGTGGATGATGGGGTGGCAGCTGGTGATGTCAATGATTATATTGATACTGGCAGTTTTTTGTTTAATGCTTTACTTTCTGGTTCTATTCATGGAGGATTACCTTCTAACAAAATCACAGCACTTGCAGGAGAGTCGGCAACTGGTAAAACCTACTTTGCCCTTGGTATGGTCAAGAACTTTCTGGACTCTAATCCTGACAGCGGTGTTCTGTATTTTGAGTCTGAGTCCGCTATACCTAAAGAGCTTATTGTCGCTCGTGGGATTGACCCAAAACGAATGGTCATTCTCCCTGTAGTAACTATACAGGAATTTCGTACTCAGGCAATCAAGATTCTAGATGCATATCTGGAAGAGAACGAAAAGAAACCTATGATGTTCGTTTTGGATTCTCTGGGTAATCTGTCAACTACCAAAGAACTGACAGATACAGCTGCAGGATCAGACACAAAAGACATGACTAGATCCCAGATCATCAAGGCTGCATTTCGTGTCCTGACTCTCAAGTTAGGTCGTGCAAATGTTCCTTTGATTGTTACCAATCATACTTATGATGTGATTGGTGCATATATGCCCACGAAAGAAATGGGTGGTGGTTCTGGATTAAAATATGCAGCCAGTTCAATCATCTATTTGTCCAAGAAGAAGGACAAGGATGGCACAGAAGTTGTTGGTAATATCATTCACTGCAAAAACCAAAAATCCAGATTGACCATTGAGAATAAGATGGTCGATGTGAGATTGGGGTATCAGTCTGGTATAGATAGATATTATGGACTCTTGGAGTTTGGGGAGAAACATGGGGTGTTCAAACGTGCTGGAAATAGATATGACATGAATGGCACTCAGTTGTATGGTAAATCAATTTATGCAGACCCAGAAAAATACTTCACAGAAGATGTGATGAATCAACTGGAAGAAGCAGCTTCAAAGGAGTTTATGTATGGAGAGGTGGATTCGGACATACCCGAAGATATTCAGTGATGATGAATGTGCAGGGTTGATTGAGTACTTTGAAGAAGCAAAGGCTCATCATGTAGAAACTAAGATGGTTGCCCATCGTGATTTTACAGAATTGAATCTGATGGATCACTCAGGGCAAAGTGA